CCAAGCTCCTTGTCCTCTCGTTGATACTGAAGCCGCGATACGATCTTCTCAGGCGGGACCGCCTTCTTGGCACGTGGTTTGCGCTCGGCCTTCTTCACCTGCATGTAGGATGCACAGTCCGCAATCACCGCGTCGGTAAATTTCAGCATGTTGCGGATGGGGATCTTACCGAAGTGGTAATAGGCCTCGTTCAGTTGCTTGTCTTCGCCAGCCTGTACTTCTGCCAGTTCGTCTCGGCGTTTCTGCCAGATCGCAACGATCTCAGACACCATACCTGGCATGACGTTGAATGTGCGGAGAGTGTTGATGGGCGGGGCGTAGTCTCCGCGAGCGCCTTGGGCAATGAAGTCGTCATACTGACCTTCGAGGTCCGCAGCGCATTCCTGCATCTTCTCCCGCAGCCTGTCTTGGATGGTCGGCTTGTCGTCCTTCTTCTCGGCGACTGGCTTCGACTTCTTCACCGGTTCGTCCGGCTCAAGCAGGTCCTCGATGTGAGCTTCGACGTGTTCAGTAAAGGCCGGATCGAGCTTGCAGCCCATGTCGATCATCCGAGCCAGCCATCCCATGGTGGTGCGGACCTTGTTGTCGTTGAGCTTCTTGATAGCCTTCGACTCGGCCACCCGTTCACGAATCTCGAGATACTCGACGATGAACTTTTGTGCATTCTTCGTCGAATACATATAGTTGTACCAGTTGAATGCACGAAGGACATCCGCCTGTGACGCGTCCTCATCGCCCCAGATCGGTTCATCCCCAATGTATTTCTTGTCGGCACCGTGGTTCAAGAGTTGCTTGGAGGGTGCCTTCGGTTTTCTAGCCATAGTTGTTCTCCGTTGCTGTATTATAGCAATTTATCGGCTAGAGCACAAGAGTGCAGAAATCCGATCACTTCAAGTTGTGTTTCAGGAGGTACATGGTAAGGTCTTCATCGTGTGGGATGATGACAAGATCACCGGGGTGCTTCAGGGAAGTTGACAATTCCCCCTGCCAATTTGTTTTGCCCAGTTCCTGAACCCGCACGCGTTTCGGAGTAAAGTCCAAGACTTTGGCGATATACACACCGGCACCACCATTCTTCCCGCCGTGGGCTAAAATCACAAACTGACCAACTTCAAGATTACGTCCAATCAAATCTTTCATTCTTTGCTCATTTGGAGAATTCGAAATGACACACCCGGGGAGTCTGTCACAACCACCACTGAGGCGGCTCTTCTGTTTTCGGTCCTATATATCTTCGATTGCAGATCAACGATATCTATCGTTTTAGGCATGACCCGTTCTACCCTACCCAATCCGGCATGGTTTCTAGAGAATGCAAATACTACAACGTCTCCTTCTTTGATTGGGTTTGCGATTGCGTCTAATGTTTCGTTCTTAGCCACTGTTCTTTTTATTATGTGATTTCTTACTTTCGTAAGGAAAATCCCCTAGCGAGGATTTTGACCACAGCGTGGTCCTACCATTGTCACATTATACTACTCTCATGTCGTAAACGCAAGTGGAATTTTACCATAAATACATCATAGAGGAATCACTATGCCAAGACTATCACTCTGGAAACCCGAAAAAGGGGCCGACTACAAATTCATGGACAAGACGATCTATGAGATGTACATCGTGGGCGGCATCGACATCAACGTCCATAAGTACCTGGGGCCGGCCGAAAAGCCCACACCGACTGAGGGCGATGCGACACAACCAGTCTACACACAACAGGACCCACTCTTCATTGAGGATCTGCTGTTCCTAGAGAACAGGGACCGCGACTATTCGGAAGACATCTACCGAATCCGAGGCGTGTTCAACATTCACGATCTGGACTTTGACCTTAGTCAGTTCGGTCTGTTCTTGTCCGGGGACACACTGTTCATCACGTTCCATTACAATAACATGATCGATCTATTCGGTCGAAAGCTTATGAGTGGCGACGTGCTCGAGATCCCGAACTTGAAAGACTACCACCCGCTTGACCAATCGGTACCTAAGGCACTGCCCAAGTATTACGTGATTCAGGATGCCGCGTATGCGTCCGAGGGCTTCAGTCAAACATGGTGGCCACACCTATGGAGGGTGAAGGCCCAGCCACTGGTCGGATCGCAGGAATACAACGACATCCTGAAAAACCCTATCGACGAAGAGAACCCTGGCTCTGGCACGCTGGCAGACTACCTCACCACGCACAATACAGACATCGCGATCAATGACGCAATCTTGACGCAGGCCGCTGCTGAGGTCCCGAAGAGTGGGTATGACACAGTGAAATACTACGTTCTGCCTACAGAGGACGACGGTCGGCCAGCTGATCCAGATCTGGTTACACCGAAGTCCAATGGTTACCTTAAGGGTTACTTGACTGGTGATGGTGAGCCGCCGAACGGTCTGCCAGTCACGCCAGCAACAGCCTTCCCAATCTCCCCGACTGAGGGCGAGTATGTTCTGCGGCTAGATTACAAGCCGAACCGCCTGTTCAGATTCGATGGAGGTCGATGGGTGAAAATTGAAGACAACGTCCGCACAAACCTGGACAACGATCCAACCAACGAGACACAGCGAAGCAACCTTGTCAACAACAGCGACACGGTGTCTACGTCAGATCGTGGCGATATCCCGAGTGGTCAGATGCTCAGCGATGCGCTCAAGCCGCAGGCGGACAACTAGGAGTAAGGTATGACACAGAAGTTCATGTACGACGAGCAGATTCGTCGTTTCCTACTACAGGTCACCCGCGTGTTCAGCGGGTTTCAGGTCGAGTATGGTAGAGACAACTTAGGGGCGATCACTTACCTGACGGTACCGGTTCGTTACGGCGATTCGTCGAGGCAGGTACAAACGATCATTCAAAAGAACTCGGCGAACAACATGCCGTCCGTCCCGCTTATGTCATTCTATATTGCCAATCTTGAGTACGACAGAAACCGTGTGCAAGAGCCACAGTTTATAGACAAGATGCATGTCCGTCAACGGACTTGGGATGATATCAATCAACAGTATTTGACAACGCAGGGCAATGCCTTTACAATCGAACGGCCAATGCCGGTCCCGTACAATCTAACAATTCAGCTTGACATTTGGACGTCGAACACGAACCAGAAGCTCCAGCTGATCGAACAGATGGTGACGTTGTTCAACCCGTCTCTGGAGATCCAGAGCACCGACAACTTCATCGACTGGACGAGCTTGTCTTACATGGAGTTGAAAGACGTGCGATGGACGTCCAGGACGGTCCCGACTGGCACCGAAGACACGATTGACGTTGCAACCCTTACCTTTGAGATTCCCATCTGGATTAGCCCGCCGGCACGGGTGCGCAAGCTGGGTGTCATCAACAAGATTCTTGCTGCGATCTATGACGCCAAAGGTGATCCAGTGTCTGCCATCGCCGATGATAGCTTGCGAATGGGCACCAGGATGCAGATCACACCGTACGGCTGGCAGATCCTTCTTATCGGCAATCAGATGCAGGCACTTCGAACCAATGCAATCAAGACAGGAGAGGATGAGCTGACTGACAGTGGCACGCTGACCCCGCCAGAGCCGGGTAATTGGCATGAGGTATTGGATGCCTATGGCACAGTCCAAGACGGCATCTCGGCCATTCGTCTGTTCAACGACGAGGCTGATTTCGAGGTATCAGGCACTATCGCGTTCCATCCAACAGATGATACCATTCTTCTGTTCAGCGTAGATACTGACACGATCCCGGCCAATACGCAAACGGCCGTCAACGCGGTAGTTGACCCTCTGAGAAGTGGGCCCGGTACGGGATTACCGGCTGCCAGCATTGGCCAAAGATATCTACTGGTGGACGACATCGGCAACGTAAATAATACGTCGCCCGCTGCTGCTTGGGGGCCTATTGTGGCAAAGACCAACGACGTTATCGAATTCGACGGTGCAAACTGGTTCATCGCGTTCGATGCATCTGAGATGGCAGGTAACGAATACCTGACCAACCTCACGACCAGCATTCAGTACCGCTGGACAGGCGAGGCCTGGGTCAAGAGCTACGAAGGTATCTACGCGGGCGGGGAATGGAATATCGTAATCTAATCCACCATGCCGAATCTTTCCGGGGCCGGAATTCTCTTCTATGCCAAATCAACGAAGCGCCGTCTCTTCCTAATGCGGAATGGGACCAAAACCCACTTGACATGGGGACTGGTAGGTGGTAAAATTGAGATTGGTGAGTCAATCGTCGAGTGTTTGAAGCGCGAGGCGAGGGAAGAGATCGGTCACGATTTTGATTTGGTAAAACTCATCCCAGTGGAGAAGTTTACAAGCCGTGACGGTAACTTCTGCTACCACACGTTCATCTGTGTTGTTGAAGAAGAGTTTGTGCCGCTGCTAAATCACGAGCACATAGGATATGCCTGGGTTGATTCCGGTGTATTTCCGAAACCATTGCACCCAGGCCTTTGGTCTACTGTCTCCCTGCAGGAAGTCAGAGAAAAGATTGAATTGGTCGAGCTAGAGCTTCACAGTCTACCGACTGCAACTTCGATCATGCCCTCGCCTGTTCCGTTGTAATCCTGAACGGCCTTTCCGATCACCATCCCGACTAGAGCGTTGGCCTTTGCCATTGCTCTGCCGCCGCCGGCGGAGACCATCAAATCACCCTTGCGGACCGGGCCGACCACCCGACACGGCACGCGACCAAGCAGGGCAATCGCTGCCACATGCTCACCCTGGCAGTCTTTGTTCATCAGGCTGGCTGGTGCAGTTGTCACCACACCGGCCACAGCAGACGTCATGTATGGTGCCTGGCGGACTTCGTAGGTACCACCAAACTCAAGCACTGTACCTGGTGCGTACTCATCATCCGCCACGTAGTTTTCGGCCACGTCAGCTTGTACGCTTGTCGCCGGGCCGTTGAACAGTGTCGCAGTAATGATGTTCGCCGTAAAGTTACCTAGGGAATCACGTGCCACAACCTTCGAGGCCACGTTTGATGCTGTGGCATCGACCGCCCATGTCGTTGCGGCACTACCGTTGAAGTTCGATCCAGTGAGATATGTGCCACGCGTCAATGTGTTCGGGGTGTTGGCAGTGACGGTAATGTTCCCAGTCGCATTGAAGACCACTCCGTTGATTGCCCAGGATGAGCTCAACGACGTTGCAGTCGATGCGTTACCTGTCAGGTTCGCAGTCACAGTGGATGCGCTCAGTGGAGCAAGCGATCCGCCAGAATCAACAACTGAAAGCCCAGTGCCACCACGTGTGTGTTTCAAGCCAGCAGCGGATGATCCCTGGGCGTCCAGCGTGACGTAGACATCACCCACTGCACTCCTCGATGTAAGAGCAGCGGTTGCCAAGCTTGTCTGACTGCTAGTCGTAAACGTGTTGCGGGCGCTGAATGCGTTAGTCGCAGTCAGGCCTGGCACTCCCAGCGAGGAGCGGGCCGTCGCCGCATCAGTACCACCTGTGCCACCGTTCGCCAGTGGCAGTGATCCACTTACGTGTGTGGCTAGGCCGATCTTACCCCAGGTAGGAGCAACACCAACGCCGCCAGAGATCAGTGCGTTTCCTGCTGCGACGTCTGCCAGCTTACTCAACGCAGTGGTAGACGATGCGTAGAGCAGGTCGCCGACGGCGTAGGACGAGGTGCCCGTTCCGCCGTTGGTTGCGGCTACGATGGAGGTCACGTTCGTAGCCAGTGTGGCCGTTGCCGCATTGCCATTCAGGTTACCATTGAAGGTGGTGGCGGTCAGTGCCCCGGTGGACGGTACGAATGAGATCTTGGAGGTCGAGATCGTCGCGCCAGCAGTGCCAGCACCAGTGGCCCAGAGTGGGTAGACGGTAGAGGCGGATGCGGTGTCGTCGGTTACGGTGATCTGGGTAGCGGTGGATGCTGTGGTGGCAGTCGTAGCAGTGGCGGCGTTCCCGGTCACGTTACCTGTCAGGTTAGCGACCACGCTGGATACGGTGAGCGTATCGGTCGATGGCACATAGCTCAGGCCACCGGTGTTCACCTTGGCGTTCGTAATACCGTCTGTCGTCACCCACACCGGGTAGACAGCGGTAGCAGTCACTGCGTCGTCAGTCACTCCGATATTCGTTGTGTTCAGCGCGTTCGTTGCATTGGTAGGAGTCAGCGTCGCTGGATCAGTCCATGTCGGTGTGCCTGCGCCAGCGGAGGTTAGGATATAGCCTGACGTGCCAACGGCGCTGAACGCATATGCAGAGCCATCACCATAAGCCACTGCGCCAGCGTTTGGAGTAGCGGTCCCGCCCGTTCCACCAGCAGCGATAGACACCGTGCCAGTCATGTTCGCAAGATCGAGGTTTGCCTCTACGACATCGACCGTTGGGTTGCCGGACACGCCGTCACCATTAGTGATCGATACCTTTGACGATCCCGCAGTCAGGGTGCGAGCGGTAACGGTATTGGCTGCGGTTCTAGCGACGAGGCCATTCGTTCCCAGGTTGTACAATGACAGAACATTGCTGACATCGAGCGATACCACAGAACCGGTCACATCAATACCAGTGGAACCGGAGACGTTCGCAGGTGCAAAGAACTGAACGAATGGGATAGCCGTCGTGCCCAACGTGCCACCAGCCAGTGTCTGTGCTACCCAGGAGGACGAAGCATAAGTAGAGCCCTCCAGTACGAGCGCATAAGCCCGCACCAGTTCATCCCACGAGTCAGCATCAGTTGTGCGGGCCCACGTACCATCTGCGCCAGTACCTACGTTTGTGACCTCGTAGATGCCATTCTCCTCCGGCAGGGTTTGGCCGGTCACTAAAATACGATCGTTCAGGACGACAGTGACTCCGTCGACAGTATCTGGGGCGCCGCCAGACAGAGTGACGTTCGAGTCTTGCAGTAGGCGGACAGCGTCTTTGGGTTGCAGGCCGGTTGCGTTACTGTCCACATAGCTCTTAGATGCCGCGTGCGTCGCCGCGGACGGTGTGGCATTGATTGTGAT